AGATTTTAGATAATAGATTTGTGTCCAGGTTCATCAACCTCAAAGTGGTATTGCTTTCCACCCCCGTATTCGGTAACATCCCAGAAAAATTGAAAGGATAGGTTTTTAGGTTTGATTTTATACCGCTTGGATAGTTCTTTGATACCTTTATCAATCAGTTTCTTATCCGGCTTTGGAGCAATGCTTTTCTTCAATCTCATTTTCTTCTACCGATAATCTTATATATTTTTTGGAGTTTACTCCATACGCTCAGAAGCATTGATCTTAATTTATCAACAACCTTTGTTTTTTCAAGAAAACCTTTATCAAATCTATTATCTAAAATCTTGAGTTGATTTTCAACAGATTGCATTTGTTGCCTAAGAATATTTTTTGACATAACATCAGGCTCAAACATTTCTTCTACTTTTGAATTTTTTATAGTCTTTTTAGCATTGTTAGTTTCTTGCCGTATTTCCTTATAAATCTTTCCAAGAGAATCAGATTGTTCTTTGTCAGAGATTTTAGTTTTACTCATTACATCAATACTGTTTTCAATATTATTGATCAGTTTTATCAACCGTTTTTTGGCAAATGTGATATCTTGTGCATAACTTTCTTCTAAGTGTTTTTGTAGTCTCATTAGTATCCGTAAACTCCTGTGTCCACGTCTGCATACGTGTCTAATTTATTACTTTCTGCCTCTATATAAACATTATCACCAAATCCAGAAATAGGTTGTGAATTCACAAGGTCGGTAGGTGGCCTTGTGAAAAGTGCAATGTCTCTGGCTGACTGTGATTGTTCGCTGAAACGGTAAGGTTTCATTATAAATTCCCATATCAACTTTGAGAGTTGAAATATCTTTTCTTCTTCTCCGACATCCACTATCTCATATGACCTGTTATTCCAAATAGTTGTAACTACATCTCCAGGTTTTGGATGATATCCATATCCACTAACATCCCGTGTGAATGTATATTTAGGTATCAAAGCAAACTGGATCATTTCCTCTGAGTTGATACCAAATGGTGTTGTCAATGTTGCTTCTTCTGTTGGTTCATAAATGAACTTAGAACGGTGTGCTGCACCATACATTGTGTTTTGATATAATGGCTCTCCGTAAAGAGTATCGGTTTCAGTTACATGTTGGTCCCTGATGAAATAGTCAAACTCTATTCCTGCAATATCTGTGAACTCAACAATATAATTTTCAAACAACTCCGCTTCGATGTTGTTTGATATATCATATAAATTAAATCTTGGTTTTATCGCCTTTGAAATGTTTGCCATTATTTATAAGCCGTTATGCTTTTAGTTATTTGTCTTTTGTGATATTCTTCAAAGCGTTTATCTGCTTCTCCGGGCTTCAAACCATACCAGCCCATATCTCTGATATATTGTTCTTTATACCTTTCTTTATCAAGTACATATGATAAATGTTCTAAGGCCCATAACAATCTTGTTTTTAGTGTACCTGTTTTATTGCTGATATCATACATCAAATCTGACATATTTTTTTTGTATTTATCAACTCGGCGTAATGTATATTGTAAAAGCATAGCATCCTTTTTAGTGTAGTTTGTTGCGAATGTATGCCACGTATATTCTGTTTTTTTCAATCCGATTTTTTTGATTTCTTCCGGTGTACCCCATACCTGAGCTATCACCCACTTTTGAAGTTTTGATTTACTGTAGGTGTTCATGATTTCTTCTACTCGGTCAAGACTTTCTATAGCCCACCTATGACCCATCATCTCCGGTTTTTGATACCAATCATTAGGATCACTTTTTATACCAAATGAATATTTCTTTCCTTTGGCTTTTGGTATTCCTTTTTTCTTAGCTTTCTTTTTCTTTACTTCTGTTAGGTAGTCTGTTAGTCTCATTTATCTTATCCTTTCGAGTATTTTTTGAGCATCCTTTATAACACTCAACCAATGTTTAACATCAAGCATTTTTGTGTTACCTTTCAAAACCTGATTCATGAAAGTTTCTGCTTTCCAAAGTGCTTGTAACACAGTAAGAATATCCTTTGTGGGCATTGTAACTTCCTTTGCTTCATCCAGATGTTTTTTTAATTTCATTTTATTTTCCCCAGTAGTTTGATATGTGTTTTCATCATTTCTGTCATGAGTTCTTGTAATTCAGAAACTTCTTTTTCCAGTTTCACTAATCGTGATACATCCGGCTTTGTTTCATCTTCATTGATAGGTGCGCCCGCTTGTCTTGCGGTCATACGCCTGTCAATATCTGCTAAGTAAGCATTTTCTTCACCGGACAAAACATCTGAGCTTTCTCCTGTTACATTTGGGTCCGCACCCATTTTTCCAGAATCATAAGGTGAAGGTTGTTTTATTTCACCTGATGTGCTTCGTCTGTTTTTCGGATCACGGAGCATCTTTTCATACATATTTGATAAATCTGTTAATGACATATTTTTCTCCTTTAATATCCTATTGAGATATCATAACCACCATCATACACTTCTTCTAATCTCAATGTTTCTTCTAATCGTTCTTTTTCTTCTTTACCTTCGCTGATCAAATCACCACCATCTAATGAGACACCAGTATTTCCAATAGACACAAAGTTTTCAAATTTACGTCTAATCATTCCGAGAATTATTTTACATTCTGCTGTAGCGTAATCGAATATCCAATCGAGTTCATAAAAATCTTCGTCAGAATCACCGTTTGCCCATCCATTAACATGTGTGCTACCTTCAATCATATATGACCGTATCAAAAGAAATCCAGGAGATTCAAATTCTCCTTCCTCTAAAGTAAGCCATGTTCCGCCGGCCGCCCCAGGATGTATTTCCAATGTATTTGTATAACGATGATACTTGTAATTGTATTTCACCGGAGTGTATTTTCTAACAACATCAAGAAAATCTCTTGCCAAATGGTATGTAATAAATGTGTAATCACCACCCATACCAGGCCTTAAAATTGTATCATACATTCCCTGGCTATACAGATAATTATCAACTGTAAATAATGTGTTGATACCTGAGCTATATCCAGGTTCACCATAATCAACTACTTCTACAACTCCAACCGGTAAGTCATACATGTTTTCTCCGGCTGACAACATGATAGTAAAAAATGTTTCTGTAGTTGCCTGACCAACCGCCCATTTCAAGAATTTTTGACGGGCGTAATCTATAGCATCATAAATCTGAGAGTTATCCAGCTCAACCTTTATCATCGGGTAGCCAAAACGTCTTTTTATCTTTTCTGCCAATGCTTTTTTAGTTATTGCCATTTTACCTTCCTTTCCATAAAACTATCTATTTGTATTTATATTTTTTCAAACACAATTAGTCAGTCATACCGTCAGATTCAGTTAGCCAGCTCCAATCTTCTACAATTTCATCCAAATCTGACAAGATACCCCAGATATCTTCACCATCATCTTTCTTCATGAATTCATAATTTTCATCAAGAACATCCATTTCTAAGAAATAACATGCCCAAAACATAGCTGATACAAGGTCATCATGTGTATCTTTACCAAAAAACCTGCCGTTTTCTTCAATAAATGAACCCAACTCTTTGAGTGTTCTTTCATCAAAAATTTTGAGTGAACCATCCTCAATCAGCTTTTTCATCAAAAGAACGGCCTTTGGTTTCGTACCGGTTTTGGCACCACCTGTTGATCTAATACCAAGATTAGCAGTTTTTGAACCTGAGTTTACAAGGTTTTCATATTCGTGTTCCCACCAAATTCTATTTACCACGGCTGAACCTTCTCCGTTGTTTTCACATAGGAGATAACCTTTATTGTAATATATGGCAAGACGAACCAAGATATCAGAATAATCATAAACATCTGTCATATTGTCATGGAAAACTCCGACTTGTTTCATCTTGATAGGTTTCACACTCAATAGTTTGATAATTTGAGCGGTTGAATAATTTTCACCGGTTCCCTTTGCTGGATCACAACCGATAATATATATGGCACCCTTTTCCGGTTTCTCCCACAACCTCAACCGGCCGGACAAATCTTCATGAATTGGTTCTTCACTTTGGTTCAAAATAACTTCCAAAGTTCCAGGTTCAATTAGAGTATTAGTTGAACCAATAAACTCAACGGCAAATTCCTGAGCAAACTGACGTTTGCCAAGGTTCTTAACCTGTTCAGCGGCCCAATCGGCATCTCTCCCTGGTACTCTCTCCCAAGAAACCTTAGTTGACACAAAACTATTTTGTCCGATTGTGGATTCAAGGTATATCCTATGGAAAATATTGAACAATCCGTTAGGTGTGCTTATGATTATAATCTTAGATTTCTTTGAAGCTGAAATGGTAGGATAATTAGCTGACCAAAAATCTTCTGCTTGACCGCCTGGAACAAATGCGAATTCATCACACACAAGCAGGTTCATTGTTTCACCACGGAAGGCATCTGCTGATGTGGCTGAAATTACAATCTTTGTTCCATTTTCAAAAGCAATAAATGTTTTTGAATATTCTGTCACTCCAGGCTTCAACCAGGACGGAAGCTGCTCATAAGTCCGTTTGATACGGTCAAGTATCATCTTGGCAGCTTTTTCCTTATTAGAAACAATACCGATAGCTTTGTCCTTATTGAACATAGCATACCACAAAACATATGCGCCGACAATTGTTGTCTTTCCACTCTGCCGTGAGCATAGTCCTACATTGAATCTGTGGTCTTGGAATTTTTGCAGCAGGTCTAACTGGTAGTCGTAAGGTTCAAAGAAAACCTCACCTAAATCTGGATTGACTATCTTTACATATTTTATGAAGTGAACACATGATTCGGAACATTTTTTTAGTTCTAAAATTTCTTCTTCATTGTAGTCATATTCTGACCGTGGCCTCTTCACAAATTGTTCATCGTATCTTATTGGCATAAAAAACCCCTTAGAAATTAGTATTCTAAGAGGTATTTATGGTTTTGTTGTTAAGTTTTTGTGAAACCTGGAAAATTATGGTGCCGGTGCAGCCTTCGCTGCCTTTGCCGGTTCAACAACTGTTCTCTCTGTTATTTCAACCTTACCACCAGCACATTTGATTAGTGTTGGTTTCTTGTTGATTATACACTCAAGGACAACCTCTCTGCCCCACAATTCTTGAATATGTCTTACTGTCTTTTGAGCATACTCTAACTGCAAATCAATACCGGCGTGTTTGTGAACCAGAAATAGCTTTCCGGCATCTTCAAAGTTGCAGTTCGTGATTTCCACATTTGGTATGTTACTATTAGCGAAACTTGCCACAATCAATTCTCTGACTTGCTCCGCCGTATGGTCAGTTCTTACCAAATCGTATGACATAATTTCCTCTTTGGCAACGAAAATATACAGGTTGAGTTCATCAACCAAATCGGCGGTCAAGAAATCCTGCATAAAGAACCAATCCTGATATGATTTTACGACCTCGAGCATTTTTTCATCACCACGATTTTCTTTGGTGTCCCATGCTGCTTTTTCAGCAACGGTTTCACATTCTGACCATTCACGTCCATGTTTACCTTTGTTCCACCTGTCAACAATATCCATCCACATTTTTGTACCTATGAGATATGGGTTCATGGAAGATGGATTTGAGGCAAGCACAAGTGCATTTGAGTGATTATATTGAGCATGTTCCGAATCACCAAGGATACCGGCTTGAAACAATTTGAGCATAAACTTCTGATGCCAGTATGAAGCAAATCCTTCATTCATATATTTTGTTTTGATTTGTGGCCAGAAGTATTGCCCTTCTAACCTCATGATTTCAACCACGTCTTTCTGCCAATCTTCAAGTGACATTGAGTAATCGCTGATATATCTCAAAAAATCACCGGCTGGCTCAATTGGTGTTTGATTTTTGATTGACCTCCAAAGTTTTTGATTGTATAGGCTGATGTCCATTTCGACTTTACTCTGACTGTCACCACCAATCAAATCTCTGAATTCTGACTTGTTTACATTATGATCCTTTTTCTTCTGCATTTCAAACACACGCTTTTTCTTAACATCTTCTGTTTCAATGTCAAACGGAGATGAATGAAATTGTAATGCATGAGCAGAATCAATTATCCGTTCAAGTTCATCCATACCGTAAATTTTCTCATATTCATTGAACCTCTTTGTAGCTGCATCCAATATCTGGATAATATCTTTCCGGGTTTCGGAGAAGTATTTATTCATTTTGAAAAATGCAGCATGGCCAATAACGTGGGCCATTACCAAGCATTGTACTCCGAAAGTGTTTGATTTCATTAGATATGCTCTGGTCGGGTCAGAATTGATTACGACTTCATACGGTAAACCATCATACATGTTTTCATTGATGGTTCTGATCCGCTCATAATCTCTGCCGTATTTCCAGTTAGAAATGTTACCTGGAATTCGATATGCCATTATCTCAAACATCTTTTGATCAGGAATAATATCCCATTCGATTTCACAATATTCGAGACCAGCTTCCTCTGCATACCTGTTCAGAGTGTCCTCAACCTTGATCAATTTTTGTAATTCATTTTTAGTCATTTTGGCTCCTTTCCTATTTTGACTTTTCAAAAAGCATATGTTTAAGTGCTGGAAAAACGTGTTCACGGCTTTTGATAACACCTAAAAGAAAACGGTGTGCTTTGTTCATATAAAAATCAGTTCCGGCATCTTTGGAGTGTTTGAAGTCCCACTTTTTTCTGATATCGGTAAGCAGCGAACCATAACCACCACCAAAACTACCGAAGATGCCGCCACTTTCTTCTCCGTGAGTAGGATCAATTTCAACATAAGAAAGCATGTTGATGTTTTTCTTGAGCATAATGCCGATTGAGGATATTGTCTTTTTAGTATCCCAATCCTCACCATCTGAAATATAGACACAATATACGTTCCATTCATCAACTGGATATTCCGTGTCTATCAGATGATTAGCTTTGTCAATAGCTGTATGGCATTGAGTACCGCCACTTTCCATTTTATGAAAAAATGTATCTTCATCAACAAACCACGCTTCGGTCGTATGGACAATGAACTTGATGTCAACATTATCATACATCTTTTTTAGGAACTCAACCAACCAAAACAGCATTGAACGGGCAAGATATTTTTTATCAAGTGTCATTGACCCGGAAACGTCCATCATACAAATCACAACAGCTTGAGATTGAACCTCAATGTCCGGCTCAATTTGTTTATATCTCAAATCATCTTCATCAAATACGATTGAACATTCTGTTTCAGTAAGACGGTCCTCTTTGATTATAGCGATTGCTTCCATCATATCGCCCATGGATTGCCTCAAAGCCCTATTAGCATCATCTGATCCGCACCCTGTCTGCCGATCAATCTCATAGGCATAGGCTACCATACGTTTTATTGCTTCCATCATAGTTTTCTTCTTATGAAGCCTGGGGATGATACCCTTTTTGCTTATTGTTTCAAATTTCCAGCCTTTTGGCACCAGTTTTTGTTTTTTGGTTTTTTCCTCAATCCACGGCAAACCTAAGTCTTTGAACATGATTTCGATAAGGTAATCAATATCAACCTCAACTTCCATGATATCGTGACCTCTATCTTTTTCACCAGGCTTACCAGGTTCACCTTGGCCCGGCTTTTGCTGACTATCTATAACATCTCCAGCTTCACCATCACCTTGACCAACACCACCAACATCACCTTCATTGTTACCGTGAATAAACCTATAATCCTTCAAGCCACGGACAGGAATTCTAACTTTGCGTCCACGCTTTTTCGTTATTATTGATTCTTCTGCAATAACATCTTTGACGTTTTTCCTGATAGCATCATCAATTTTTTCATGGTGACGTTCAGCATCTTTCTTGCCTTTTTCTGATAAATCCCAATCATCATGGACCTCGATGCTCATATGTTTTCTCCTTTCAATTATGATTTTTGTTATATGATAACATATTTTGAATCAATTGTAAATACTTTTTTTCAAATAAATGTTCTTTTCCTCTCATTGGTGTATGGCATTTTTTGCAAATAGTTATACCATTGTTTATATCAAGTATTAGCTCTGGAAATTTAGATACCAATTTGATATGATGAGCGTGTAATTTTCCACCACGGATACCACATTCCTGACAAATATAATTATCTCTCTGAAATACAGAAATTCTCCATTGTTTATATTCAATTTTATTTCTTAGTTCTTCTCTCCAACCGGTTATACCACCTTGCCAATTCCAATGATTTTTCCCTGTATTTTTTAATCTTATTTCCTTTCTTTTCATGGGATTGTTATCACCGGAAATCTGACATTGTGGCCTATATTTCATTTGTGCTTTTTGTTTATCTGTTCTTTTTTTCCCTTTATTTCCTTTTCCTATTTTTATTGCGGTTTCTTTTGATATTCCATATATTGAGTTTTTGTATTTTACATTACAACTCCAAGTACAACAAGTTCCTTTATTTCCTAAACAATAAAAAAATGGTTCCTGGCAAGATAAACAACCTTTTTCATTCAACAAATATGGTGTTGTACCTACTTTCATTCCGTTTTTATATCTATCTTTATACCATTTACCTGTTTTTTTGTTATATCTTAGTTCATTCAAGTTATCCCAACATAGTTTCACAAAAAATACCTCCAAAAATTGCTTCTTGAAGGTATTTATATTTTGTTGGTGAAATTATTCGCTAAATTTTCAAGTTTTTCTCAAAATTTCCCCTACAAAAGCGAGAAGCATATTCGCACACCGTTCACAATATCCTTTCTCAAGGAGTGTTTTAAACGCTCTATCTCTACTCCTTTTTGTTTTCGGATTTGTGTTTCCCGGGGATGCTATTGAAAGGTTCACCACGTTCTTAAGGTCACCCATCAACTTCTTTTCGATTGCTTCACGGAGCGGATCGTAACTATCATAAGTAAAGTCACGGCCAGCTTCGATAGCGGTTGCCTTGTGAACGAATATTCCATTTCTGAACTCCGCTTTTGAATTATCCGGTATTCCGATCAACTCTTCAAGACTTCTCATGAGTTTTTCATCCGGGTCAGAATATTCTTCTGTGATGCTGTCCATCACCTTTTCCTTTTTACAGAAGGCACCTACATTTTCCATGTACCGGCGAAAAAGTTCTTCTGCCTGTTCTTCATAAGCATATAGGAAGGCTCTGTTGATTTCCTTCTTGGCAACCTCTTTATATTCAGAAGCAACCGATTGTTTGTCACCAACCAACAGGTTATTGTAATGAGTGATGCTTTCTTCCTCAATACCTATTGAATGCTCAAAGTTGTGGCGCAACGCTCTAATCAAGTCAATCGGATTTATACATTTCTTATCCTCTTTCTGACCAAGCACCACGTTCAGGGCATTGATGATAAACCGTGGAGAAATACCTGACATACCTTCACCATTACGCTTTCCTTCTTCACGGAGGGCCTTGACATCTATTTCAGTTTTCTTGAATTCCGGTGTGATTTCACCATCATACAACTTCATCTTCTGAATAAGGGTCGAAACCTTTGTGGATTTGGTTAGCCTTGAAAGTACGGCGAATTGAGCAGCTATTTCAAGAGTATGCGGGGCAATATGAATGTCTTTGAAGTCTGATTCGGCGATCATTTTCTTATAAATCTTGACCTCTTCTGACACCTTTAGGTTCCACGGCACCTTTACAATATACATTCTATCATGGAGTGCCTCATTTTCTTTGTTACCACGGAACTTATCAAATTCCGTCTGATTCGTATGTGAAAGAATCAAGGTATCAATATACATTTGTGGAAAACCAGGTGCCTTGATAAGCTGTTCCTGGGCTGCGGATATCAAAACATAGTGAAACTTGATATCGGCTTTGAGAATTTCGATGTACTCAATCATACCACCATTGGCAACCTGTAGTTCACCATCGAACTGATAAGCCCGTGGATCAGTGTCACCATGTTGAGCAGCCTTTGTCATATTGATACGGCCAATTAGTTCCGTAACGTCCTGTGATTTCGGGTCGGAAGGTTGAAATGTTCCTATGGCCACACGCCTTTGTTCTGACGGATGAATAAGTTTCACTGGTACATCTTCCCAGTTCACCACGCCTTCCTCATTGGTGAATTTTCTGTCAATTTCATATTGACATTTAGGACACAAGAAACCTTCAATTTTTATACCAAGTTCTTCTTCCCAAAATGGGCGGTTTTCCTCTGGTATCAAATGAAGTGGTTCCTCATAAATAGGACAATCACCAATGACATACTTAGGTGTATTATCATTTTCAAGTATCCTCTTGACCAAACCGGCGATTGTTGATTTGCCTGATGCTACAGGGCCCATCATTAGAAGGATACGTTTTCCGGTTTCTGTCCGGCGGGCTGCTGCTTTCATGAATTTCATCAAATCATGAAGGGCTTCAAGCGGCCTGTCTCCAAAGATTTGACCTTTGAATGCATTATAGGCAACCAAATCTTCGTAACCCTGTGTTTTAAATGAAGCATCAACATCTTCTGTTCCTTGCTTCATTATGGCATTGTAAATTCTGCCAGGTGCAAAAGAAGCGATTGCAGGATTTTCTTTGACCATATTGAGATAGTCAAGTACAGTACCTTCCCACTCCTTTACTTCTTTACCTTTCTTCTGTTCGAGAATGATTTTCCTGAAATCTTGATTCTTAACCATTTTGTACTCCTTTCAAAGTTGAAGTTTATGAATTTTCGATTTATGATTTTATTATACCAGCTATGAATAAAAATGTAAATATAAATTTATTATTTTTCTTCTTTTTTTTGTGGCACGGTTTTTGCATCCTCTTTACCCTCAAGCAATTTTAGAACATCCTCTCTGGATGCTACTATAAGGTTTTGGCTTTTTGGTCTGTCAATTTTGAGAGCCTTGATATCAACCTCACGTTTTTTCAATAACGCTAATCCTTTCTTGATATCCAAATATTTGTTGTAATTATCATTATCAAGAATAGTTTTGGTTCCTTGAGTTATGGAATTTATCAATTGCCCGGCCACTTCTACTAATCGAGCAGAGAAATTTGCGCCTTCCACTTCATCTTGAACCTTATCAAGTATGTCATTAGCTCTATCAATGTTGTCTTTCAGAATTTTGATTTCATCATTTTGAGCTTCCCATTCTACTTCAAATGGGTCTGGCTCAACTATTTCTGGCTCGACTGCATCAGATTCGGTCAATTCTTGTTCTGCCAAGTTGAATTCTTCCTCTAATCCATGTGTGTTCAATGTTGTCATTTGATCCTCCAATATTATTTATACTGGTTCACCAGTTTTAGGATCATAATGATCATCCACCAATACTTGTTTGAGTCCACATCTCCGGCAAGTAGCTATTTGAAGAAACCTTGTTACTATATCAGCATAAAGAGAAGGTATCCATTCTGTCTTGATGACCCAACGGTGCATTCCTATTTTGCATAAAATTTTACCTATCATGTGAAACATTATATCAAGTATATCAAGAAATGTAAACAAAAAAAGCCCATGCTCAATTAAGAACATGGGCTTTAACTTTTATGAATTACTCTTAACTGCTGTTAGGCAGGTAAATCTTCAAGTCTAACTTTCTGGTAATAGTTCTTAGAACCAAAAAGGTGATCGTGAAGTCCATAACGGGACATCAATCCAACGGCTGGCTGGAAGGAATCCTCAAATGTTGCTCTTGAAGCCAACAACTGAATATAAGGCAAGTAAATAACGCCTGTGTCATATTCAGAAGGTCCTTTATAACCAAGTATGAATTGATTAGAATCCTGGAATGTATCACGATAGACACTCAATCTACCGTCAAGAGAACCAATCCGTGAGATACCAACGGCTGCGGTATTAACGTCACTTGGGACCGGGGCAATTGCGAATGCTGCCATAGATTCAAATATCGCAACAGAATAAGGATTACCAACTATCCAATTACCACTACCACGTCTTGTGTTAATAGCAATCTGTTGTGCTCTCCTTAGAATGAAATGATATAATTCTCTGTAGCGTTCCATTTCCCAACGTCCACCAGGGACACCAGTACCAGAAGCAGCGATATAGCTCCAAGAGAGATTATAATTTGCGCCACCTGCGACACAAACGGCATCAATCTTTTCAATGAGTTCACGGTCAATTTCCGCCGTAATTTCATAAGCAAGTATGTCCATCATTTCCTCTTCAAGATTCAAACCATGCATTGCTTTCAAATCCTGTGCTACTTCAAGAGACCAACGGGCACGTAACTTACGTGTTTTGGCTTCAATTTGTGCTTTCTCTACAGTCATATTGACTTCTCGCATGTGCGTTCCTGTACCAATACCAAGGCCGACATCACTTCCGACACCGGAACCTTCTTTTGATCCAAGAGCTTCCGCCGCTGAGGTTATATATGATCCAGAGTAATCACTTTCGATTGTGTTATAACCGAGTTCATCACCCTTCGTATATGAACCTACAACTCCTGTTCCTGCTCTAAACCTTAATGCAAATGCAAGGCCAACAGGACCAGTCATTGGTTGAACACCAACGAGGTCGTGCGCTACGAGTTCAGGGAAAGTACGGCGAACCATAGGAACGGCGATTTTATGAAACATACCTGATGTTGCATATCCAGCCTTTGTTCCAAGGGAGTCTGCACCAGCTCCTAACGCTGTTGTTTCCATCAAGAAATTATGCTGATTTTCAAGCATAATCGCTGTGGCTTTTCTAACATTAAGGTTACTGATATCGCTTCCTTCATTTAGAACATCATCCCACTTTTTCAATAGTTCACTAATTTCCATTTTATCCTTTCCTCCTTTTAAAATTGTAACAACTTTCAGCTCAAACTAATTATTTTTTTAAACTTTGTTTTCTTTCAAAACCTGAAGATATTGGTTTTTGAATTGTGTGAATGGGCTTTTGGCTTCTTCGACTTTCTTTTTTTCATCATCGTCTTCTTCATCATCATCGTCTTCGACTTCTGATTTGCCTTTTCCGTCTTCATCATCACCTTCAGAAACTTCGTCTTCATTTTCTTTTGGGTCTGATTTCTTTTTGTTCTTTTTCTCAACGTCTTCAATTTCATCATCCCCAACTTCAACAGGATCAAATCTTTCTGATTCAGAAATTACCTTAAATTTACGGTCGATTTCTGCCCTGTCTGTTGCATCACCGATAATATCAAAAACTTGCTTACGCTGGCTTTCTGTCAAGCCTTGACATTTCTGATATAGATATACCTGTGCTGCGAGTTCTTGTGCATCTTGTTTCACTTCAAGATTTTCAGCGATTGACTTGTCTTGAGCTGTCCTCAATTTGATGATTTCTTCTTTGGCCTCTTTCAAAAGAGACTTGATTTCTTCATCAAGCAATCCCTGATCAACGCCCAATCGAACCTTGAATTGTTCGATCAAGTCATTGTAAAGCTCACCTTTCTTGGCATATTCCAGAACCTTTTCCGGTATAGTCAATTCTTCCTCAAAGACACCATCAACAAAATTAGAAAACTTTGATGTAACATCGTCTTTATATTCATCAAATTTCTTTTCATAATCTTCTATCAGGATTTCTTTGGCTTCTGTGAGAGAAGCATCGGATAGCTTTTTGGCTTCGACCTCAATAACGGTCTGGAGCTTTTCTTTCAAATCTCCTTGAGTGTTTTCTTCTAACTTATTTGCACCAAGAAGTTCAAGAATTTTTGCTAAATCCATATTCGGCTAACCTCCTTTTCTAAGATTTTGTTACTATTGCTATAATTATTTATTTTAGGTTTGTTTTATTTTACAGAAGTGTATAATTGATTGGTTTTGTTGAATGTTTTGCGGAAGGTAAAAAAATGCCCTGGACCCGAATGTTGTCAGTTCCAGGGCCTATAAAATCTAAATGATATAGGGAGTTACCAATCCAGCAGAATATAACCACGAGATTTTGCTGATTTTCTTTCTTCATCTGTCATTGATGAACCTGTTGGGAATTCTGATGTAGATGAAAACAATACTTCTTCATTCCTGACATATATCAGATTTGCTCGTCTATTCCAAAAAGTATCAGCAATAGCTAAACCTGAACCGGCACCACTGGCTTCCTCTACCTTTTTTTTCTTATGTTTTTTACCACAAGAATCCATGAGATATTTATCAAGTAGTTTGTTTATATCCATTATCTTAGCATCCTGAGTATGGTTTCCTTTGACATTTTCAAAATCGGCTGCAACCTTTCAAGAATAATATCAATTTCATTTTCAGATTTCTGTTCTATCTTATCCGGCAACCATTCATGACCTTCATAGATACCGTTAATCCAACTTGGATTATTTGACGGGTCAGTAACCAAGTCCCATGTGATCAGATTGAAATCTTCATTTACATTTCCATCCTCTGCCACTGTCCCAAGCCCACGGCTTGAAATACCCATACGTCCTTCCTTGATCAGAGTTTTAGCAATTGCGCCTTGCGGTGTATCAAGAACTTTTGATTTACCATATACATCATTGCCTTTCCATTCCAACATTGTTGTTAGAATAGCAATTCTTTCTGGATTTATTTCTGGATTAGGCGGGTGGCCTAACTCACCCCAAAGAGTTTTATTCTCAATTTTCTCTTGAACTTTGCTGACTTCTCTATCTAATACGTCTTTACTATAAACACGCTGATTGTTATTTTTCAATTCAGCAGAACTATAGATACCAACAATATTGACACCCTTAGCTTTTGATTCTACAAGCTCGAAGTCATAACTTGTTTCTGTGATTAATCTCATGGTACTTTTTCTCCTTATTCGTCTTTATCACCTTCAGGTTCAACATCACCTTCAGGTTTTTCAGGTTTTTCCTCTGCCGGTGCAAGATCAATATCAAGTTTATCCTTGATAAAATCATTCTTTGCCGTTTCAATTTCTTTCTTCAAGATATCTTTGGCATCAGAATATTTTTCATCCTCAAATGCATCCAACGCTTTTTTGATTGCTTCTTTATCCATTTTTGTCCTCCAACAATTTATGTTTCATTTATATTTATATGTTTTCGCTAAATTTTATTAATATCCGCCATCAGAGGATGAAAGCCCCAGCTCTCTATCCTTTTTCAAGCCTTCAACATTTTCTTTGATATCATCATCATCCCATTTCAAGAACTTTTTCATGAGATAGTATTTTGACATTTCATCTCTGTCTGCTAATGCCTGGTAGTTATTATAACGAGTTTCCTGAAAGTTCTGTTCCATCTGCTCTTTGTAATTTGACGGAGCATTCAACTTGACCCTGATTTTTTTCATATCAAGACCGTATTCTCGTTTCAATCCTCTGAATTCCATATGAAGCAAGAATAACTTAGTGAACTCTCTATTGAATTTATTCTGTTGACGTTCTAAGAACTTCGCCCACTTGACTTCATCCCGTGATATCTCTCCGGTCTGTGATCCGCCGAACATAATATCTGAGTCTTGCTTTTCTTGACTTGCATTGACCCGTGACATGGGATACTTCAAAGCTCTATACATCTTCCTTGCAAAGTAATAAATATCATCTAACTCTGCAAATCCAGCGGGATTACCACCAATCGTTTCAATTTGTGATCCTCTACCGTCTGCTGACTGAGGAAGATAGAAATTTTCTAACATAGAAAAAATTTCCGGCTCGTTTGTAAGCTCACCTGTCTCTGGATTATATGTTTGCTTCTTGCTCAACTTCTGTTTGATTTTCTCAACATACTTCAATGCCTTATCTCTTGGCATATTTCCTGTATCAATTCTAAACACCAATCGTTCCGGTGAACGAATCAAACGGTATATGATTACTGAGATTTCAAGCAGCTTCAATTGATTATATGGTACTCTGGCTTTTTCAAGGTAGCCAAATATCTCTTGCTTCGTTCTGCCATATATACCATAATTGATAAAACCAATTTGTTCAGGGTAAAAAACAATAACATCTTCTCTCTTGTTAGCTTCCTCTAATGTTTTGGGTCTTTGAACTCCCTGAGACTTCCTAAGATACTGCATAAAAACTTCAATCTCACCGGTAGTTGGATTGTAAATGTAATCCATTGTTTCAGCCGGTAGCTTTTTCAAATTCACAACACCTTTGCCTTTGTCATTTGTGTTGATAACTCTTTCATAATATACTCTACCATCAACATAATATGACCTGAGCATATCCCAAAGTTTATCTTGGAAATTATCTTGAGCATTACTAAATTGGTTATAGAATAGATTGTTGAACTCTTTATTGAGATTGTTGACTATGTTTTCATTTTTTGCCAGTTCCGGGTCTATTATCTCAAGATGAATAACCTTATCATCTTGATCCACCTGTGATGATTCATTGGTTGCTTCTTCAATTACATCAGCAACTTCTGTAAAAGCTGCCATCTCCCTGTAAGTGAATATCTTCATTACTTCATTTTCATACATTCTATCAATATAGTTTGAATAGAATGCATTAAATGATTGTAAGCTAAGATGGCCCACACCAGGAATTTGATGAATACTTTCCCAACCTTCACCTCTTGAAGCTGCCTGTTCCTCTGGTGTCAATCGTACACCGACATTTTGAAACTCTTTGGTTGCTTCATCAATGAATTTGTTTTCATCAATCAGTTCTTGTTTTTTACCGAACTCATATCCTAAAATTTTCATGTTTTATTGTCCTTGTTTTGGAAGTACGTTCAATGCTGTTTTCATACCCTTTGAATCAAATGTAACTATGATATCAAGCATCATGTTATGTTTTTGTAAGATAGGCCCAATCGCTGCACCCAACTCTTGTAAACATGCAACACGATTTTCTTCCATTTGTTTGAAAAGTTCCTGTTGTAACTCCTCTTGTGAACTCTCACCTATTACTTTCGTTGTTAAATTTTCCATATTTGTCCTCCAACAAATTTATTTTAGTTATAGTTATTTATATGTTTTATATCGCTGCATTTGAATATTTGAATGGTCTTTCTGCAAATGCTATTCCAAAATACCAATTATTTAATGTATTTATAAAACCAACGTCTGTTCTAATTTTAAACCCATTGGATAATAAATCAATATTATAACCATCTGATAGTTCAGAATTATTCAAATCTGGATGCACTCTATGATCCGCTGGATTTATTATATCTCTTGCTGAATCATATATAGCCCAAGAATTAGCTGATGATGAATTTTTCCATAATATAAATTTAGGCTTGAACCCTAAATTTATAAATGGTCCATTTGCATTTCCGTTTCCATACCATCTAAAAACATGTGAAAAATTTGGAATACTTGTGAATAAATAAGCAATCATTGAATCTCCACTGCCATTCGTTCCGGTTTGTGTTCCAACTGTAAAGTGTGTAGAAGTTGGTGCTGTATCATTCCACGGAAGAGCAGAATCAACACCATCATTATTCAGATCTAAAAAATGAACATCAGTCCACGGATCATCCTTTGATAACAATTGCCAATTATATACATTATTATTTGCGGCTGTAGTTCTGTTTTTTACAATTATCAGATGTGGAACAGCACCTAAATTATGTGCAATAGCTTGTGCTGATCCAGTTCCAGGATAAGTTACGATATCAATCCCATATTTCGGGTCTTTTTTCAAACACCATGCCACATGTGTTTCACTTAAATCATTTGTTCTGCTGTTTGCTTCAGTGCCTTCATTGACGGTTATTCCATCAGGATTGAAAGATTCTACATAACCATAAGATTGAAATTGATCTTCTATATTTGAAGTGTCAGGTTCCCACATATGGTTTGCGCCTCTAACAGAATCACAAAAAACATGTGATCCGGCTTCTGATCTTTTCTTAATCCAAGCTATATCAGGTTGAAACTCTAAACCTTCAATTTTTTGAGTTGTAATACCATCACCTGTCCACAATAGGACATCCATCGCCTTTTCAGGTTTTCTGATTATAGGTTCCGGTAAATTTTCAGCACAAAGAGTTTTGTATCCTATGGGTTTTGTGCCCCAAAGGCCGCCATTTCTCTGACCAAAGTTCCACTCAACTTGAACATAAGCAGTACCAGAACCATCTGATATAGCCGGGAAATAATAGCTACCATCAAGGCCAGCGCCAGTTGCGGTGATATCATAGATACCTTGTGATACATCGTTTTTGAAAAATTCTAATGTTCCTATGTCTGCATCAAATGCAACACCAATTACATCATTGGTGGTATATGAATTACCATAAACAGAACCACCATCATCACTGTTATAAATTTCACCATTATTTGAATAATAGAAATATCCGTCTGCTTGTTGCCAACCATAAACATTGTATCTTGTGTTCCGTTCACCACAAATTCCAATCATAGCAACGGTAGCCGTCCCGCCGTATATCTTTCCTTCCCAATACCATTTACCAGATTTCATTCCAAATGATCCGTGACCGGTCATTGAACTGGCGTTGCTTGTTTGAGTCCAACACCCGCTGTAAGAATGTGTAACTAATAAGTTTTTTAGTTGATTAAATTTACAATAATTATTTGTTGGGCTATCTGTATAATGATTTAGTGCTGAGAAAGAAGTTAAAAAAGTGTTATTATTTCCAGAACTATCATATCCAAGTGAATCTGGAAGATCAGAAACATCATCAAATTTCATATAGATATCAGTTGAGCCAGGAAAATTAACTTCTAATGCTTTTGGAGCCCATATCCCTTTTATATCTTGTCCAAATGAATCTGGAGTTAATACTTGATCAGCAAGCATAACAACTTCAGCCATTTGACCATCATAATAGTTTGAGTCCAGATGTCTCCATCTACCTATTGCTCTATTGTGGTAATCTGGCAAAAGATAATTTCCATTTTGAACGGCTGGAAAAGTTCCTGTTAAAGTACATTGATGATTATTGACCCATACTTTAATTCTATTTCCAGCGGTTCCTTCTGTTGTATCCATTACAACAACTATATGATACCAATTGTTATAATCTCTCAAAACTTCTGTTGTTTCAAGTTGAATTTTATAAGCGGCACTAAAATATTCAAGAATACCTATTCCGTCTGATCCAGTTCTGTAAATAGTTGCAAAATTAGAACCATCCAAAGAAGATGCATATAAAACTTCATAACCTGGTAGATCACCCCACTTGAACCAGCCTGAAAAAGTATATTTTTGTGATCCTGCTCCTTGGCCATCTAATTTTGTCATCCAATCAGAGGACCCATCATTAAACATACAAGAGTGTTCAATTTTATATGGATAATGTAAAAATTTTTGTTTATTTTGTAGTGTTGTGAACATTAACTAAAATCCTGATTTGCTGTTCCGTACATATAATTACCATCACAAACAAATGTAAGTATATCAACTTTGTGATCACCAGTTGGTTGGCTTATTATAGGTGCCACACCATCAACCCATTTATAATCAGAACCATATGATAAATACCATGTTCCTGTATTTGTAACGATCAAAGTATATTGACCAACAGCATTAGATGGTTTTCCTGTAGGATTATTCAAAGTACCATTACCACTAAGAGTTAATGAAGCTATTTGATTTGTTCCTAAATCCCAATCTGCTCCTGATACACCACTCATTAAAGTTGATAGATTTGAATCTACAAATACTTGTTGTCTACTAAAAACAACTCCTGCACTTGTTATTTCTTGAATGGTACAGTTATCGGCCGAAATATTTATTGTTCCTGTACTTGCATCATTGACTGTTACACCAGAATTCCCCTCAAATATTTTATTTGAGGATGCCCCGCCGACCTGTGCATCAACATATGTTTTGACTGCTTTTTCAGTTGGAACGGCATTATCACTGTCACCGGCAAGAGTACCATCAATTGAAAATTCT